GCGGTTTTATTGAGCAGTGTGATCACTGCTAAGGTGCTGGGGGGTTAAAGTGCAAGTAGCAATCTCCCCTAAAGAGGCGGTTCAGCTTGGCGCGCAGAGCTTGTTGTCTTTTGGGAAACTTTTTCTTCCCCGCACATTTCGCCAAGCCTCTCCCGCTTTTCATGAAGAGATCGCTCGAGACCTCTATGGCCCGGCTAGGTTCTTGGCCTTTGAAGTTTTCCGGGACGGAGCAAAGACTTCTCTCCTTCGCACTTTTACACTTCAGCGGATTGCCTATGCAATTTCTCGCACGATTATGTATGTGAGTGTTTCGCAAGCACATGCAATTAACAGTGTGCGCTGGATCAAACGGCAGATAGAGTTCAATAAAAATCTAGCTGTTTTTCGGCTTTCAAAGGGGTCTAAATGGACTGATGAGATCATTGAAATTCATCATGGAATCGAGAATATTCCAATTACAGTTATGGCTATGGGTATCACTGGCCAGATTCGCGGTTTTAACATCGACGATTACCGACCTGATTTGATTATCGCTGATGACATTCTCAATGAAGAGAATACCGCAACAGAGGACCAAAGAAAGAAGATTGAAGACCTTTTCTTTGGTGCTTTGATTAATAGCCTGACCCCGGCAAGCGAAGCTCCTTTCGCGAAAGCTGTGCTGCTTCAAACTCCATTTAACCGGCAAGATTTGGTCGAGAAGTGCATGGGGGACCCTGAGTGGCATGGAAAGCGATTTGGCTGTTTTGATGAGAACATGAAGAGCCGTTGGGAGGAGCGGTACCCGACACAAGTGCTGTTGAAGGCGAAGGAAGCTCACATTCGCCGACGGCAGTATGCCTTGTGGATGAGAGAAAAAGAGTGTCAAATTGTTTCTGGAGAAGATAAAGCCTTTGACATTTCTCGACTGCAGTATTGGGATGTTCTTCCGCAGGCGATGACAGTGGTTATCTCCATTGACCCGGCATCTAGTGATAATCCGAAGGCGGATTATAACGTTGTTATGGCTGTCGGGTTCTTCGGTCCCAATGTTTATGTTCTCGACTATTACGCCGAACGTGGAGTGATGCCTGACAGAGTGGCGGCACGATTTTTTGAGCTCATTTGGCGCTTCAAGCCCAGGAAAGTTGTGGTGGAAAGTATTGCGTATCAGCGAGTTCTTAAGTGGTATTTGGAACAGGAAATGCTGAAACATAAGACTTTTGTGCCGGTAGATGCAATCCAAGATTCTCGCAGAAAGGCGGATAGGATTCTGCAGAATCTTCCTGGTTTGGTGCATATGGGCTGTTTGTTTGTGAAGGCCAGCATGACTGACCTTATAGATCAAATGGATACTTATAATCCGCTTGATAAGAGTCAGCATGATGACCTTCTTGATGCGCTTGCAATGGCAGATACGAGTATGAATCCGGCCCTTCGAGAAATCGAGGGGGATTATGAAGAGGTTGAAGATGCTGAGTATGAAAGGTTGGAGGTAGCAGCATGTCCTTGAATAAACCCAGTAAGGATGCAATTGCTCTTATCTCTAACCGTGTACGCGAGCGGGTGCTCATGTCTCGCTCAAAGATGAGTAAGCGAAGTGAGCAGTGGGCAAGGAACGAGGAGGAGTTTGCCGCTTATATTCCCGAAACGGCGGTGGATGCAGAGCGGAAGCTCAAGCGGGATGAGGGGAAGCCGCAATATACTACCATTTACGTCCCCTATAGCTATGCTATCGCCATGACTGCGCACACTTATTACACCAGCGTTTTCATGGGCCGCGATCCGATTTTTCAGGTAACTGGCCGTCATGGAGAGACGGAAATGCAGACGCAGGGGATGGAAGCTCTCCTCGATTATCAGCGTCTCGTTGGCCGAATGGATGTCCCGCTTTTTCTCTGGCTTTTTGACCCGATTAAGTACGGGCACGGTTTTATTGGGATGTACTGGGACGAAGAAACTGTTCAGTGCAGAAAGCGGATTAAGCGGCCTCGAACCTTCCTTGGGGTAGAGATTCCCGGGTCGGAGGAAGTGGTCGAAACGGTTTCAGAGATTGTTGGATATGCGGGGAATAAGCTTTATAACATTCGCCCGCAAGACGCTCTTCCCGACCCGCGAGTTAGTCTGTGGAATTTTCAAGCGGGGGAATTCTTCGGCAGGTATGTTGAATTGACGGATTCGGAGCTTTTGAGTGGTTTTGCTTCCGGTAAGTACTTCACTATCCCGAAAAAGTCTGAGCGGTACAATTACGACGTAAGGGATGCGGGAAGCTCTGTCGTCGATCTGCCCGGTGCGGGAGAGTGGTACACAGAAGGTCAGGAAGTGCCTGAACTTCTTCGCGCCTATGAAATGTATGTGAAGCTGATTCCTCGGCAATGGAAGTTGGCTCCAAGTGATAAACTGGAAATATGGGTCTTTTACGTGACGGTTGGCAGCTATGAGGTGTTTGGTGCCGTGCCGTTGGGTGAGTATCATGGTCAATTTCCAATTGATATTCTTGAGCAAGAACCGGACGCCTATGCACTCTTCTCCCGCTCCTTGATGGAGGTAATGCAGCCGCTCAATGAGACCATTACTTGGCTGGTGAACAGTCATATGTTTAATGTCCGCTCGGCATTGAACAATATGTTTGCTGTTGACCCCAGTATGGTGGTGATGAAGGATTTGGAAAATCCGGCCCCTGGAAAGTTGATTCGGTTAAAGCCGGCAGCTTATGGCCGCGATATTCGCACCATGATTTCCCAGTTTCAAGTAGCTGATGTTACTCAGGGTCATGTGCCGAATATGCAGTTGATGGCTGAAATGCTGCAGCGAGTGACGGGTGTCAATGACAATATAATGGGGCTGGTAAATGCCGGCGGAAGGAGAACAGCTACGGAAGTTCGTCAATCTACGACCCTGGGGATCAATCGGTTGAAAACCACTTGCGAGTTTTTCTCGATGCTCGGGTGGGCTCCAATGGTACAAAAGATGATTCAAAGCACTCTGCAGCATTATAACATGGAGCAGAAGTTCCGAGTTGTTGGAGATCTGGCCAATTTTTCACAAGGTTTCATTGATGTGACGCCAGATAGTATTGCCGGTTTCTATGATTTTGTGCCGGTTGATGGTTCGCTGCCTGTTGATCGGTTTGCACAGGCGAATCTCTGGCAAATGATGTTGGGGCAGGTGAGTAAGGTGCCACAAATCGCAGCGCAATATGATCTAGGGAAGATTTTTGCCTGGGTTGCAAGTTTGGCCGGATTGAAAAATATTCAAGCCTTTAAGGTGCAATTGGGTGATCCGGGACAGTTAGCGCATCAAGCTGCCATGGGGAATATTGTTCCGCTGCAAGCAAGTGGTAAGGATTTTGGTCGTCCTCCGAATCAAATGCAGATTCCTGGAATGGGGGCAACGGCATGACGCTTGAGGAAAAGATTGAAGAATTGAAACTTCTTGAGCGATTGTTTTTGCAGTATTGTGTTCCTGCTCTTGCCGCGAATGTACAAGAGCGGGTTTCTTCTCTTATTCGTCAGCCGTTATCGCCGGAAACTGTGTATAAGGCTGAATGGGAGAAAGGGGTTTGTGTAGGGTTGGAAATTGCCTCGGCCCTTCCACAAACATTGCGAGAAGAAGCTGAGGCAGAACTTGTAGCTTTGGAAAAGGAGCAGAATGATGTTCAAATTTAAGCGGTATTTGCAGGAAGCGGCAGAAGAAGGTACTGATCTGCCCGGCAACCCGCCTGAGGAATCTCAGGTTGATAAATGGGGTGATTTTCTCTCCGATGATGAACCGATGGTGGAGGAGGAGCCAAAGGCGGACCTCCCCCCAGAAGAAAAGTTGTCGGAAGAAAAAACTCCTGAAGTACCTCCAGCGGAGCCCCCGGCGGTTGAACCGCCTCCGGCCCAGGAGACCCCGGCCGCCCAGCCACTTACAAAGGAGCAGATCGCGGAACTCCGCGGTCAGTTTGAAGCTAAGCTTGCCGAAAGTTATGCAATTTCGGAAGAGGATTCGCTAGCGCTTCAAACGGAGCCGGAAAAGGTGCTGCCTAAGATGGCAGCAAAACTGCATCTTGGCGTTCTTGATGCAGTGATGGGACATTTGCAACAAGCTCTTCCCGGGTATATTGAATCTTATGCTGTTGCAACAATGGAGAATGCCAGAGCAAGAAATGAGTTTTTCTCTGCTTGGCCCGAGTTGCAGCCGTATGAGGCTCAAGTGTTACAGATGGGACAGATCTTCAATGCGATGAACCCGAAAGCTGATCCGCAAACTCGTATTAAGCGGATTGGCGAATTGACAATGGCTGCGTTAGGATTGCAGCGGCAAGCGGCGGCGAAAACGCCAGCAGTTCAGCCGCAAGCTTTCCGGCCGGCTGCTCCGAGTAAAATGTCTTCACCTCCTCCTGAAAAAACCAAGTGGGAGATGGTGATGGACGATGATGACTGAAAGGAAAGAAAATGCCGAGTTCTGGTATTGCTGGATTGCGTGGTACTTCCACGAGTGACTATGCAGTTGATGAACGCCCGAAGAGTTTTCGGGAGATGATCCTCTGGCGCGACCCCAATGGGGGAACGCCTCTAACGGCTTTGATGTCTCGGATGAAGACTGAGCCGGTGGATGATCCGGAATTCAGTTGGTGGGAAGAAGAGCTGTCTCCGGTACGGCTGCAGATTGCTGGTGCTGGTATTTCGGCAAACGTTGCTTCTACGCTGATTACCTGCTATACCACTGGCGATTTCACCGCCACTGATTTGGCCGCGGGTGATCTGCTGTTGCTCGAAACGCCGACGAACTTTACAACCCACTGGGAGATCATTGAGGTTGCTACTACGCCGACAGCGAGCAACGTTTTCTCCGTTGTTCGACAAGCTGCCGGTACGCCGCTGAGTAGCTTGGCCCCTGGTGGTTGGGTGGTGAAGATTGGTTCAGCCTTCGCGGAAGGTGCGGATGCGGCTGCTGCCACTTTCCGCAAGCCGACGAAGTTTACCAACTACACTGAGATCTTCAAAACGACTTATTCGATCTCGAAGTCGGCGTCGAAAACCAAGTTCCGCACTGGTGATCCGCTGAAGAATGAGCGGAAACGGAAGAGCTTCTACCATGCTCAACAGCTGGAGTATGCTTTCTTGTTTGGTACGCCGAGCGAGACTGTTGGTACCGCGTCGAACGGTCCTGGTGCTGGTGGCCGGACTTCGATGCCCAAGCGGTATACGGGCGGTCTGTGGCATTTCCTGCGTATCACTCATGGTGCAACTGTTTCTACGCTGGTGAGCTTGAACTCGGCAACGTTCACGGAAGATCATTTCCTGGACGCCACCTTCCCGATGTTCGATTATGGCTATACTGGCGCCGGAAACGAGCGGATTGCTCTGTGCGGTAACCAATTCCTCAACAGCATGAACAAGATGGTGAAGCGGATGACCGCTACTGCTATTCAATACAATGGCAGTATCACCGCCTTTGGTATGAAGTTGCAGGAGTATGCGTTGCCCCAGGGCACCATCTACTTCCGCACGCATCCGATGCTGAACGTGAACCAGAAATTTACCAAATCCGCGTTCTTCATCAATCCGAGCGGTATCATCTATCGGCCTCTTCGCGGTCGGGATACCGACTTCGAAGACAATATCCAGACGCCTGGTGCCGACTACTTTGCCGGCCAATGGCTGACGGAAGCCGGTGTTGAGTTCCACCATATGCGCAGCATGCTGTATATGGAACTGGTGTGATGTAATTTCCGGGGGTTATCCTGTGTAACCCCCGGACTTTTTAAGGAGCTATGTAAATGTGGTTTTGTCCTACCTATAAACGTCCCGAGGGATTGCTGGAACTCGCGGATTCATGGGAAAAGTACCAACCTGGGAAGAAGTTGGTTGTGAGGGTCTGGGAAGAAGACCCTCTTGGGAGGAAGTATGCAGAAACTCCCTGGCCCGAGAGTTGGGAATTTTACACGTCTTCAGCGGAGAATTTCACCGCTGCAATGAATGAATTTTTCTCCAAATATCCCGATGAGGAAACTTACGGCTTTATTGCTGATGATGTTCGTCTGACTTCGGAGGGAGCTCTTGAATATTTAGAGATGCTCGCATCTCCCTTCTTTATCGCTTATCCGAATGATACGATTCAGCGAGAACAGCTTTGCACTCATTATTGCATTGGGGGAGATTTGGTGCGATTGATGGGCTGGTTTAGCCCGTCATTTTTGGAGCATAGCTATATAAATCAGGTCTGGCACTTGCTTGGGCAGAAAACTGGTTTGCTTCGTTATGCCCCTCATGCTGTTTTTTATCACAAGCATTTTCTTGCCCCCGGCCGCGGAGCTAAATTTGACGAGAGCTACGCGAAGATTTACACTGAAAATGGTGAATTTCGTGCCGATCAAACAAAGAGGGATTGGGAGATCTTCCAGAAATATTGCAAAGAAGGAGCCCTGGAAGCTGATGCTCTTTTGATAAAAATGGCCCTTGGTCGAATGGAAAATCAAATTGTGAAGGAGGCTGGATATGAGCCAACTATTCTCATCCCCGAAACGCTCAATGTATCTAGTAATGCGTCCGAACCCGTACTTCAAAGTGGGGACGTACATCGAGGAATGGGAGGACGGGACAGTGCAGGAAGTAGCCATGTCACCGACCGGCCGGCCTGCGGGGTACAAGGGGATTGTGCAAATGATGACACCAAAACTCCGCGAAGCAACAATCAAACTGTGGAAAAGGGGACTGGATTTCCGCAAGGGGGGTGCCCTTGGATTTTAGAGGAGAAGGACTGGAAGTATAAAGATGTCAAAGTGGCCGTGTGTGTGCCATCGGGAGGAGAATGGGAAAGTGGCATGGCAGTTTCTACTGCAATGCTTATAACTGATTTTATGCAGTTTGGACTTCCCGGCCTTCGAACTCACAGTATTCACCTAAACAGTACCGAAAGTTCAATGCTTGTGAGCAATCGGCATAATGCGGTTAAAACCATGCTAAAACACGGCGCAACGCATTTGCTGTTTATTGACAGTGATATGAAGTTTCCTCCCTGGGCGCTTCGCCGTCTCCTTTCGCATGATCTTCCAGTTGTCGCGGCGAATTGTACTCGGAGAACTTTTCCGGTGCAGGGGACGGCCATGGACTTCGACGGGAAGGATATTGATTCTCGAGGAAGGAAAGGGGTGGAAGCGGTTAGACAGGTTGGGGGAGCGTTTATGCTTGTCCGGCGAGATGTTCTTGAAAAACTCAAACCACCCATGTTTCAGATGGAGTGGATTCCTGAAATGGGTGGTTATTGTGGGGAGGATATCTACTTCTGTCAGTTGGTACAGGCCGCCGGTTTTGACGTAATGGTGGATCATGAGCTGTCGATGTATATTGGCCATATTGGGAAGTTTATTTATGGTTGGGGGCAGCTTGAGCATAAAGTGCCTAATTGGATGCCCGGCACGGCAGGGGTAGAAAAGGGCTGGACATAACACCTATCTGCGAGGGTTTGTATGACTAAAAGCACCTTTTTGCAGCTTCTGAAGCTCCGTTTGGGCTCCCGAACGGACACGGATTTGGATACGTTGATTTCGCTAGAAGCTGATCAAGCGCAATTTGAGCTTGAGCATACTGGAGAGCCACCTTGGTTTTTGCTGTCTTTTGGCGTACCAATGACGATGACAGCGGGTGTCCGGACGGTTTCCTGGCCCAGCAATTTTCTTGCTGAATATGAAGATGGCGGGTGCTGGTTGACAAACAGTAGTGGAGATTTGGTGCGATTGGATAAAGGCGATTATGATGAAAGTCTTGCCTATTATGGAACGGAGGAAGGGCAGCCAGTTGGTTATAGCACAGCCGGGACGGCGATGCAGCTCTTCCCTATTCCAGATGTTGTTTACCCGCTTTCTGTTGATTGTTTCCTCGCTGATACTCCTTTTTCAGCTACGGCAAATGGAAGTGCTAATGCTTGGCTTTCCTATGCAGCGGATGTACTTCTAGCGAAGACTGGTGTGAGGGTAGCTCTTTTCATCCGGGACGTCGAGCTTGTTCAGGTATTTGCCGGGGAACTTGCCGCTGCTATTAAGCGGATGGAGACTGAACATATTGCTCGAATGGAGATCAATCGTAATCGAACAATGGAGGTTTGAGATGGAAATTGACGTGAGGAACGATCAAACGAGCAGTGTGACTGCAATTCGGTTTGATGATAATTTGGTTTTGATTAAAGATGAGGAAAACCCAAAATATCTCATGATAAAAAATACAGTAAATGGAAGGGCCAATCGACTGATTAAGGTTTCTGATGTGGATAGTTTACGAAAAGCTCTAGCCGCTGCAATGAAAGTTTGGGGAGAGTGAAATGGGTCTCGAAGCCGTTACCTTTATTAGCGATTTGGTTAGCACAAATCCAACAGCGGGTGATTATGTCTCTGCTGGAGACGATCACATTAGAAGGATAAAAACTGCTCTTCTCAATACTTTTCCAAGTATTACAGGAGCGGTTACCGCTACTCATGCAGAGCTGAATAAACTAGCCGGTGTGACGGCAACAGCTGCGGAGTTGAATAAACTAGCCGGCTTAATTGCTACCACGGCAGAGTTGAATAAGCTTGCCGGGGTGACTGCTACCACAGCGCAGATCAATAAATTGGCAAATTTGCCTCTTCCAGTAGCCGATGGCGGGACTGGCCGTTCGACGCTGGCATCAGCTGTACAGGATTTTCTTAAGTCTGTAGGGAATGCTGAAGGGGATATGCTGTACCACAATGGTACAGATTGGGTAGCATTGCCTAAAGGTACAGCTTTGCAGCAATTACGGCGGAATGCGGCAAATTCGGCTCCAGAGTGGGCTACAATTCCTTCTGGTTCGTTGCTCGGTATTTTTGGGAAATTTACGAGTGGTACTGTGACAGCAGTTCGCCCTGCCGGGGCGACAAAAGCTTTGATCCGTGTGCAAGGTGGCGGGGGAGCTGGTGTTACGGGGTTTGGTGGTACCTTCGGCGGTGGTAGTGGTGCTTTTGCTGAAGCATTTAGAGCGGTATCTGGGGATCTCACTGTAACAGTGGGAGGAGCGGCACAGGCTTCTAGCGTTTCCGGAACGGGTTTTACAACTATCACTGCGGCAGGGGGAGGTAATTCCAGTGGCTATTCATCGGGAGCTGGTGGGGCTTTGCCGACAACTGGGGATATAAATTTAGCCGGTCAAGATGGGGGAATAAGTAGTTCCGGTGGCAGCGGTCTTTACGCTCGGGGTGGTGGTATTGGGATGGCTGGTTTGTTTGGTGGTGGAGGAGGGGCGGGTACTAGTGACGTTCCCTCTCCTCAAGGCAGTCCCGGTTTCGTAACGATTTACTGGTACGCGTAAAATGGCCTGGCAGCGTTTAAGCAACTTCGAATACGCGGGCTATATTTCAGATATAGACGCGCACCTCTTACCCCCCAATACACTCTCACGGATAGAGAATGCTCATGTCGATGATGGGGTGGTGAAGCGTTACTCTGGATATAGAGAAATACAGACCCTTCCCGTCCCGCCGTTTTGGTTGCTTGCCGGCGGATTTGGTACACCGTGGGTATTAGCTGCCGGCGCGTCGAGTGTTTATAGCATTACTGGAAATGGCGCAACAAATGTTTCAAGTGCGGCAATTGCGGCAACTACAGTAGAACCAAATGCTTGGACTGGCACAGTGCTTCATGGTTTAGGGGTGGTGAACAATTACGCTGCAATTCCTCATTATTGGGCTGGGAGTGGAGCAGTTGCCGGTCTTACAAACTGGCCCGCAAACACCTATTGCAAGACGCTTCGAGGGTTTAAGAATTTCCTCTTCGCCGGTTGGCTGAGAGAGAACGGCACCGAATACCCAACAGTTGTGCGTTGGTCTCATCCTGCTGACCCTGGAGCTGTGCCGAGTTCCTGGGATTACACAGACACCACAAAAGACGCGGGTCGGACAACGCTTTCAGAAACTCCTGGTGAAATTGTAGATATGCTTTCTTCTGGAGAAACTTTTCATATCTACAAAGAGGACTGTATTTATGATGTGGTGTATATTGGTGGTGTGTATGTGTTCCGTTTTACTCCACGTCATTATCAATTCGGCCTTATGGCCAGGAATTGCGCGAAGAGTTATTTTGGCCGGGCATTTGCTTTTGGTACTGACGACATTGTAGTGCATTTGGGGAATGAGCTGAAGTCAATTGCCTCGCGAGCGATACGAAGAAGAATTTTTAATGCCGTTAACCCCTCATATAGGAAACGGTGTTTTACTGCTTTCGATCCGGTGAATAAAGAGATTCTTTTTTGTGTTCCAAAGAATTCTGGCTATCCTGATTACGCTTTTACCTATAATCCGCAAACTGAAAAGTGGGGAGAACGGGATTTACCTCAAGTTGGACATTTGGAGGTGGGGAAGACTACTTTTGATGCCGGGGGAACCTGGGATAACGCTTCAACGACAACTTGGGATAATTTCAATTCTCCCTGGGGTGAGTCAATTGTACTTGATGCACAGCTTTTCGCGGCAGGTGTAGGGGCGAGTAAGCTTTTTGCGATAAATGAAGCTGAAACACTTGCAGGGGTGAATATTACTGCATTGGTGGAAAGAAAATCTATCGACTTCCCCTCTACCGATTCTGCCGGTCGGATTATGTTTGTTTCTCGCGTTCGTCCTAATATTATTGCAAATGCAGGGGTAACTGTTCAAGTACAAATTGGGTCTCAAATGAAAATTACAGAGGCTGTAAATTGGAGTCCCGCACAGGATTTTGTGGTTGGGACGACAAGAGACCTTAACTTTCGAGTGAATGGGAGGTATTTGTCTTGGCGGGTTAGTGCTACGGGAAATGCGCCGTGGCAGCTCGAAAGTCTTGATTTTGATTTGCGTGCAGGAGCAATGTGGTGAGTGATTGGCGACAGGCAATTGATCTTCTCGAAAAGCGAGTTACTGAACTTGAAGCAGGCTTTACGGAAGCTATAATCTTCCGTAAACATTTTGCCGCTCCTACTCGTATTTTCGAGGGAATGGTGGTGTACGCGGACGGAACATTCTGGAACCCAGGAAGCGGAAAAGGGCTTTATCGCTATAATGGAAATTCTTGGAGTTTTCTCGGATGAGCATTTATCATGTTTTCGATGAGAGAGGGAGCCGGCAAATTGTTGGGCCGGAAATTGCTTTTTTTGTTGAGGAAGTTTCTCCGCTTCTTTATGAAGCTCTTCAATATAGCAGAGGGGAAATGTCAGTTGAGGATGCTTTAGCTTTTGTGGCTGAGGGGTTTTGCCAACTTTGGATAGGTGGGGATAAGGATAAAAGGATTGTGATATTGACAGAAATTGCTGATTTTCCGCAAAAGCGAGTAGTTAGAATCGTTGCCCTTGCCGGGGAGACAGCTCATTATATCTCCATGTTTGAGGCGATAAAACGCTGGGCTGCAATGAATGGAGCAAGTGAACTGGAAGCCTATTGTCGTCCCTCTGTGGCTCGGTTAGCAAAACGCTATGGCTTCTTTAGAACTGAACGGGAACAAATCGTTCTTTCTTTGAAAGGATATATGCAATGAGTGGCGGTGGCGGTAAATCTACGCAAACAGTTCAAAACTATTCTCCGGAGGAAGTAGCCCGGCGAACGCAGCTGCAAGATACAGCCCAGCGGCTTTACATGCAGCAAACGGCTGGAGGCACTCCTGCCTATCCAGGTTCTGCCCCGATTACCCCAAGTTCTTATACTCTTGCAGCGGAAAATTATCTTCAGGCTCTTGTGCCGGGACAGGTGCAAAATGTGGGGGATATTCAACGGGCAACTAGCTTTGGTTTAACGGATGTTCTTAGCCCGCAGAGTAATCCTTATTATCAAGCCCACCAACAAGCCCTAATCAATCCGATTATGGAGCAGTATTTTGACCCTGGTGGAGTTTATGGTCAAATTCGCCAGGGGGCGCAAGAAGCTGGGCAGGTGGGAAGTTCGCGGCAAGGAGTAGCGGAAGGGATAGCAGCTGGTAGGTATGGACGAGCACTTGGTGAAGCATTGGGCCGAATGGGATCTGAAGCTTACAGTCATGGACTTGAGTCCTTTAACCGCACACTGGCGTTTGCCCCGCAAGCTTTGCAGGCTGGTACCGTGCCGGCCCAGACTCTTTCCGCTATTGGTGCAAGTGAAGAAGGAAGGGCGGCAGATCAAGCTGCTTATCAAGAAGCGCAAAGACTGTGGGAGCTTAATGCACCCTGGCATCAATTGCAAAACTACGCTAACATAATCTATGGAGGCGGAAGCAGTGGTGGAACTTCTACCAGTACCGGACCAAAAATGAGTGGAGCTCAAAGATTGGCTGGGGCATTAGGTGCTGGACTCGGGACATATGGAATGGTGTCTAGTTTGCCTGCTTCTGCCGGGCTATCTGCGTTTGCCGGGCCACTTGGTCTTGCAATGGGCGCTTTGAGTCTTTTTAAGTAAGGAGCATACTATGTTCGATCTTTTCTCTTGGCTTCCGATGCTTCAAGATGCGCCTGTAGCCGCGCCTATTGTAGAAGCACAGCAGCAATTGGTTCAGCAATTGCAAAATCTTACAGATATTGCTAAGCTACCTGATACAACTGCAAAAGCAGTACAGCTAGCTTCTAGTGGTCAAGGGCCGGAACCGCTAATGCAATTCTTCGGTGGACCTGGACTCACCATCAATCCGCGAATGGCACAATCCTCCGCAGCTATTCCATCTGGAGGGGAGATTTATGATTCGCTGATTTATGGTCCAACACCAATAAGTTTCAACGATATGCTTTATGGAAATGGTGCTAGCGGATCTAAGCCTAACCCTACAACCTCACCGGGTAAAAAACCTGGATTAACAGCAGAACAACTTGCAGCGCTTGTTGGAATGCAGCCGAAGTATCCAGAACCTAAATTTGCAGAGATTCGTAGTGGCCCGGCGAGTCAAGTGGGGTTCTCCCCGTTTGCGATTCAGCAACGCCCACGGTTTTCTTTGTATGATGTTCTTCGGGGGATGCGATAATGGTAAACTTCTGGGAGCTTCTTAACCCCAATGTGCCGATTGGCGAAATGGGTAATCCAGCACAATATACAGTTGCTAATGTCCCTTCTCCGCTATTTTCTCCACCCCCACCTCCCCCGCCATCGGGAAGTCCAGAGTGGCAGAAACAGCAAGCTGCGGCGAGCAAGGTTATTCTTCCTCAACCGACTCCAACACCAGCAGCTCTTCCGCCTTTTATCCCCTCGCAGCAAGCTGTACAGCAAGTGCAAGTGCAACAAGTTGCTCCGCCGCAAGCGGCTACGCCAGCTCCACCACAAGAAAGAGTGGAAGCTTGGAAGGGATTTTTGGATAGCTTAAAAGACCCCGATGTTCTCGGTCCGATACAAACTTTTCTTGCTACGGTAGCCGCACCGCTTCGACCCGGCGAAAGTCTTGGTGCGAGGATTGGTTATGCGTCCACTCTTATGCAAATGCACAAGAGGATGCTTGAAGAAAATGCTATCAATGAACCTCTTCGTCGTCGAGAGCAAGAAGCAAAAGTTCGAAACGAGGAACTTCGTGGGGCGGAAACTGAGGCTCGGACCGCCGCAGCCAACCAACAGATAAACTTCAATGCAAAAACTGAAGATATAAGGATAAAAGAATTGTTGGCGAAGGCTGAGATAGCGATTAAGGAGCAGAATCTCAGAGCGGCTCAAGCAGCAATGGAAGAGCTTAAGCTCATGTATTATCCGGAAGCTGAAAGAATAAATAACAGATATAAACAGGCCCTTGCAGATCAAGCTGAGCATGCCGCAAATGCTCCTTATTCAGTTGAAACCAAGGAAGCGAAGAACAAACAGGAGCTCTCTAAAGCTTATGCTGATGTGGAAAGGGTGTTGGGGATGTTTGAGACTTCCTCTTCTACGCAACCGTTTAAGACAGTGGCTGAGCGGGAAGCAGCTTTTAGGGCTTGGCTGGCTATGCAGGATCGTCCAACTGCGGAAGCCTATGTACGTGGAAGGCAGATGCTTTTGGATGCCGGGTATCCGCTACCTGTTCTTGCGGAAAGAGGGAAGAAAACTACTGAATCGGCTGGAGCCGTTCCCTCTCAAGTAAGAAAGTTGTCTGATGTCAAAAAGAATCTTGAAACTAAACCAGAAGGACGATGGTAATGGTTAAGCAAGTTATGTCCGATAAAACGGGAAAAATTTATAGCTATGAAGATAATGTTCCCGATGATCTGATTGTTCAGGATATTGAGAAGCTGGAAGCCGACGCACCTTGGGGAAAGGTGCTTGAACAAGTCGGGCCAGAGATTAAGCGTGGTTTGGCTTTGGGGGTAGCTGGTGCTGCCGAAGCTGCGGGCGATCTTTTCGGTTTTGATACGGATGGCAAGCGCGTTCGGGAGTTTATCACCAAAGAACGGCAAGAACAGCTACCACAAAATATGACCACTTTGCAGGAAGGGGTGCTTGGAGGGCTTTCCTCTGTCCCAGAAATGGGAGTGTCCGCTGCTGCAGGTTTAGGGACGACACTACTTACCGGTAATCCAGCTTTAGGCTTAGCTGTGGGAATTGGAATTCCAACAATCAATGAAACTCTTCGCGCTTATGGCGAGCAGCGTGGTGGCGGAATGGAGCCGGGCCGGGCAACATTCCATGCGGTAAACTCTGGAATAGGTGAGGCGCTAGGGGAACTTGCCCCGATGGGAACAATTGTTAAGAAACTGGGAAAAGTCGGTTTTGGAAAATTTTTAAGCGAATGGATAGGGAA